GTATTTTATTAGTACGAATAAGCACTGTGTATTCATTCCAACGAGTGAATACACGGAGCAATGTCGCTCGTAACTAAACAGGAGCCGACTTGTTCTGATTATTGGAAATCTTCTTTGCCCTCCAGTGCGTGAGGGCCTTTTTATATGCATACCAATAACGCTTCACTCGAGGCGTTTTTCGTTATGTATAAATAAGGAGCACACCATGCAATATGCCATTGCAGGGTGGCCTGTTGCTGGCTGCCCTTCCGAATCTTTACTTGAACGAATCACCCGTAAATTACGTGACGGATGGAAGCGACTCATCGACGTACTTAATCAGCCAGGAGTTCCCAAAAATGGATAAAACACTTATGGCTATCCAGACTAAATTCACTATCGCCACTTTTATTGGCGATGAAAAGATGTTTCGTGAGGCCGTCGAAGCCTACAGAAAATGGAGGTCAAAATGATCCCGGTAGAACTGGCGAAAACTCCAGAGTTAAGTCGATTAAAAAGAGAGTATCACATTGCTGAGGCTCGTTACTGGCGTAAAGCGGGAGATAAATCAAAGAAACAACTTTGCTTATGGCTGGCACAAAGAGAGCGCATGAATGAGCGCGAATTTCTTTCCTCCCCATCCGAATTACCATTCTGAGGTGAATTATGGGAACTGCGATATTAATACTCGGTGAGTCTGGCACCGGAAAATCAACCAGCATGAGAAATATCAATCCAGAGGAAGCAATACTTATAAAACCAATAGGCAAGCCGCTACCATTTAAATCAAAAGACTGGCTTGCATGGGATGCCAGAGCAAAAAAAGGAACCGTAGTTACCACTGACAAATGGGGCGTAATAGTTGCCGTAATTAAGCGTGCTCACGAATACGGGAAAAGAATCGTTATTGTTGATGACTTCCAGTATGTGATGAGCAATGAGTTTATGCGCCGCTCAGAAGAAAAATCGTTTGATAAATTTACTGAGATAGGCCGCCACGCATGGGAGGTCATTAAGGCTGCACAGGATGCGCCTGATGACCTGAGAGTCTATTTTCTTGCGCACACCGAAGAAACCCCTATGGGGCGCGTGAAAATGAAGACTATCGGCAAAATGCTGGACGAGAAAATCACTGTCGAAGGCATGTTTACTATAGTTCTTCGCACTCTTACCCGCGATGACCAGTTCTTTTTCACCACGAAAAACAACGGTGCAGACACTGTTAAATCCCCAATGGGAATGTTTGATTCCAATGAGATTGATAACGATCTCTCTTTCGTCGATGCCACTGTTTGTGATTACTACGGCATCAATAATGTTCATCAAATTAAGGAAAACGCCGCATGAGCAACGTAATTTTTACTTATAACGAAGAAGCAGCACTGACCGCAGGGCAAGGTGGTTTTATTAACGAAACTGGCGCTTACATAATTACCATTACTGAAGCAGAACTCAAGCAATCAGAAAAAGGAGCCAAATTTATTGAGTTTTCTGGAGAATCCGACGACGGACGTAAAATCCAGTATCTTAGCGTCTGTGTTCAGAAAAATGACGGCACGGAAAACAAATTTGGCGCAAATGTCGTTCACGCCATGATGGGGTGTGCCGGGATTGGACAATTAACGCAACATATGGTTTCCGCCAGTAAATTTGTTGCACCTGAATTTCATGGAAAGAAAATCGGGTTAGTGCTCCAGAAAGTATTAACCACAAACAAAAAGACTGGCGCAGACAGCTACCAGATGGAAATACGCATCCCGTTTATTGCACAAACAGGTCAAACCCTTAAAGAAAAGGCAGAAGGCAAGCAACCAGAAACTATCGCCAACATGGTTGCCAGCCTCAAAGATAAAGACAATCGCTCTAAAAACGTAAGCCATAATCATGCAGATGATTATGGTTACAGCCAGAACGATTACCCTCCTTTCTGATTACTGAAAATAAGGCTCCCATTATGCCAGCGCCTCTGTATGGTGCGGATGACCCGCGCAACTGCTCCGGTAGCTCCAAGGCGGAGGTGCTGGGAAATATCAAAAACAATTTCGACGCGTTTCTTGCTCTGACACCAGAAACAAAAGCAGAACGGATGTACCGACGCGATATACAACTCGCGCTAAAACAGGAGAAGGACCGAACAAACGAAACAGCAATGAGACCGTTGCGAAAAGCGACAATAGACAAATTCCCTGAATATATCGACCCGCGCCTGCGTAATTACCGCTCACGCTATGGCGCTATCAGTAATAACTGAGGAATTTACCATGAGAGGACTTGCATACAATCCCGGCATTCTTCCGGCAGAAATGATTATTCGCCAACGCGTAAAGCCAATGCCATCGAGAGAGGAATTGCTTAAGAGAAAGAGTTTCTGCTCTGTTAATGATAACAAATATCTGAATGCGATGTGGCGGAGTGGGAAGAAATGAAACAAATGACACTAATTGAGATGGATGGATTTCTGAAAGGTAAATGCATCCCATGTGATTTAAAGGTTAACGAAACAAACGCTGAATATCTTGTGCGTAAATTTGCTGAAGCGGAGGCCAAGATTTCGGCTCTGTCCGAAGACCAGCAGAAAGCGATTGAGTCAATTAAGCAGGCTGATTCGGCTGTTAAGTTGGCACACGAGAAGTTTTCAGCGCTGGCGGCGGAGAACGCCGGGCTGAAACACGCAATAGCTGTAACTCTTGATCATGTGTCGGTCACGGATGCAGGGCAGGCCGGAGTTGCTGCAATGATTATCAACGATGCCCTACACCACAGCGAAACTCCAGCTACCGATGCTTTTCTGGCTGAAATTCGTGCGGAAGCACGCAACGAGGGTATTAACTATACCGCCAGCCGTCTTGCTGCTGCGTTCAATCACGGATTTATCAATAAGTCTTTGCGTGAAGTTTTCGACGTTACGCGCATGATTCTGTCAGCGAAAGAAGAGTTGGCTAATGAACCGTACCCGATTGATGGCCTGTCCGGTGAATATGCGGAGAAATCCCTTGAAGAATGGGCGGAACAGATTCGCAAAGGAGCTGACAAGTGAAGAAGATGATTTTTGTCGCGGCATTGTTGGTGAATATCCAACAAGTGCATGCTTCAGCAGCTATTGTAGCCTCTACCGCCGCGACCAGGAGAACGAGGATATTGCGCTAACGGTAGGGAAGCTGCGCGTTGAGCTTGAGGAGACAAAATCAAAACTCAACGAGCAGCGCGAGTATTACGAGGGAGTTATCTCTGATGGGTGCAAGCGTATTGCTGAACTGGAAGCGCGGGAAGTTCAATTACCGACTCTCTACGACCTTCGATATGGACACCCGATAAATGCAGATGAGCGACAAGTCATGATACCTAAAGAAAATGGCAGTTGGCTTTACCTGATTGACCTAGAACACGCATTACGCGCCGCTGGCATTCGCATCAAAGGAGGTGAGTAATGCGTGTGGCATGTCTCGGCTTGTTACCGTATCCGACTCGTTTTTGGGCTTCTGCGCTAATTGCAAAGAACATCATCCCGACACCAAAGCGCCGCCATACCGGTATTGCAGCGGCACGACGAGCAGCAAAGAGACGCAGGAGAGCAAAACGATGAAAAACCGTAAAGCAAAGATTCTGTTAGTTCGTAGAAACGCTCCTGGCGTCTGGCAGTGGGTGAGACTCAGCAACCGACGGATGGGGTTAATGAAACATTACGGGATGATGGATTGTGGTTTTTGCAAAAAGCCCAGCGCGGCGCAAAACCGCTGGAAAAACCACTTGCGTACTAAAGGAGAGTGATATGGCTATTGCCGCAAGTTACACCATGCATCTCTATTGTGACTGCCGCCAGTGTACGGAAGGTGTATATCAAGTGCCAGACTTCGGAGAGTATATCGGTACGTCATGGGCTGGTTGTGCAAAAGAGGCGCGTAAGGATGGCTGGCGAATAAGCAAAGACAAAACACGTGCTTTTGCGCCCGGGCATAAAGTTTTGAGTGTTAACAAATGACCACTATAACCAAAGAGCGACTACTGACAATCAAGCAGTGGCGCGAAACATACGGACCTGGTAGCAACGTTGTACTGCCAGCAGAAGAAGCGGAAGAACTGGCACGAATTGCTCTGGCATCGCTGGAAGCAAAACCAATAGCGTGGGAATGCGGCGAAAACATAATCCTGTTTAATCCTGACACAGTTGAAGCATACGCAAAACGTGCGGAGATATCACCTAAACCACTATATGCCGCGCCGCCAGTTCCGGTAACTCCGGATGGTTGGATAAGCTGTAGTGAGCAAATGCCAGAAATGGGAGAGCGACAATGCTATGTGTTAGCGGCTGACTTTAAAAACAACTACCCGCCAAACATCCCCAACACTCAGGTCGGCGTATATGGCGACTGGTTTAATGATGGCAATCCCACTTGGGATGACGGTGATGGCGAAGACCTGTATCTCAAAGAGGTAACCCACTGGATGCCGCTACCGGAACCGCCGCAGGAGGTGAAGTGATGAATTGGCCTGAAGCATTCACCGCTGTAGGAGTTGCAATAGCGGTGGCATTTATTTGAACCGCCCCGGGTTTCCTGGAGAGTATTTTATCTGTGAACTCAGGCTGCCAGATCATTATTTCCGATGGAAGCATAATAAGCTTTTTCTGCTTCTGCCGGAGGAATATGGCCCAGCCTTTCCAGCAATCGTCGATTGTTATACCAGTCCACCCACGTTA